GCAGAGGAAGTTATTAGAAGATACGGGGTAGATCGAAGAGTTATTGCTTGTCCTGACCCTACTGGTAGTGCAAGAAAGACAAGTGGGGTAGGGGTTACAGATCATACGATCTTAAGAAGAAATGGTTTTACAGTAATGAGTCCAAAATCTCCCTGGAAGATTCGAGATAAGATCACTTCTGTTAATACTGCATTACTTGATGCAAATGGAGAAAGGCGAACTTTTATCCACCCAAGATGTAAAGAGTTAATAAAATCACTTAGAACTCTGACTTACGCTCCAAATACAGGACTTCCTAATAAAAATTTAGGAGTTGACCATGCTTTTGACGCATTTGGTTATCTTTGTCTGCAACAATTTAATCTTGCAAAACCAGAGACACTAGGGCAAACTTCGTTTAGAATATATTAAGATACCTAATTCTTACTATGTACCACTCTACAACTAAGAAAAAGAAGAAAAAAAAGAAGGGAGGTAAGAAACGTAGTGAATGTTCCTGTAAATAAAGCTCTTTACGCTAGAGTAAAAGCCGAAGCCAAGCGTAAGTTTAAGGTGTATCCGAGTGCTTATGCTAATGCGTGGCTTGTACGAGAGTATAAAAAACGTGGCGGTACTTACCGAGTGGAGAAGAAGCGTGGCAAAAAGTAGCCCAAATCCCAGAGCAAAAGGTGGTTTGACCCGTTGGTTTGCTGAAAATTGGGTTGATGTTAAAACTGGTAAGCCTTGTGGTCGTTCAAAAGGCGAAAAACGGGGTTATCCTGCTTGTAGACCTAGTAAACGTGTCTCAAGTAAGACGCCTAAGACAGTTGGAGAGATGTCAGCAGCCGAAAAAGCTAGGTTTAAAAGAGAAAAAACAAGCAGTAAAAAGATAACATATCAACATAGACGTAAAAAAACTAAAAAAAGGAGTTAAAAATGGCAAAATCTCATGCAATGGCAAGATGTCAGGGTTATATAGCTTCTGTTCGTAAGGGTAAAAAGAAAAAAACATCAAAAAAATCAACTAAGAAGAAAAAATAACTGTGAAAAACGCAGTTTCAAGGTAATATATTGTTATAAGTAAATTTTTCTTA